GTCAGAACACTAATTAAACAAATTGCACAAAGCGGAACTATCGGTGATGTGCCATTTAGAATTTGTTTATTAGATGAGATGGATGGAATGACAAACGATGCTCAAAATGCATTGAAGAGAATCATGGAGCGATATGCTTCTAATATTCGGTTTATCATTACTTGTAATGATAGGAACAGAATTATCTTTCCTCTTCAAAGCCGATGTGCAAACTATCATTTCAAACCTCTTTCTAATGAGGTCATCTTAGAAGTAATCAAGGGAATCTTAGCCAACGAAAACATTAATCGTTTTTCGGATGAGGACTTGTTACCCTTTATATATTCAATGAATGGTGATATTCGTAGAGCGATTACCGAGATTCAAGCGGCAAAATCCTCAAATATCACACTCAAAAAACAAAGTGAGATGAATTTAGAAGAATATGTTAAAATAATTAATTTGATAATGAATAAAGATACAAATGTCTTAGCAACCCTTCACGATATGATTTACATGGGTAGGTCTGTTCGTGAAATTTGCATGGGTATGCATGATAGTATTATTCAATCAGAAGGAATAGACTCAAATGTTAAATTTAAGTTTTTAAGAACAATAGGAGAAAGCGAATACCGTTCCACAACCATGACACCAAGAGTATTGATTTCATGGCTTGTAGGTCAGTTAATCTGAAACAAAAAAATAAGGAAGTGAAAAATATGAACGACGAAACGAAAAAAGAAATTGAAAAAGGCGCACAAATTGTTGGAATGTCTGTTGAAGAAGCAACAGATAAATTCAATTCTATTTGTGCTGAGAATAACGTGGAAACAACAGCAGATTTGGCTAAAGCACTTTGGCGAAACTTTGTTGCACAATTCCGACGACAACAGAAAGTAAATACCTCTAATGGTGGAAATACAGGTGGAAGTCTTGTAAAGGCTGCATTTGGTTTCTTTGTTGCTTTAGAAGCACCTAGAGATATGATGAGTTGGAATAGAAACCGAGCAAAAGAAGAATATCTTCGTGATGCTGATAAAGCACTTGAAGATGGTCATGTTGCAGTAGCAACTCAAAATGCTTTAGGTAAGTGGGTTATTTCACGTTATCACAAGAATGAGTATCAAGAGAAGATTGTTTCAAATCTTCCCGAAGGTGCAGAAGAATTAGAAAACGGAACAACAGTTATTCCGCTTGATAATCAACCAACATATATGTCTGGTGCAGAAAACCGAAACTACGGAAAACCTCTCCCATTAGAGCAGTTTAGACGAACAGGTGTTTTCTTTGGTTCTGTTGATGGTGGAGAAATGAAAACTTATACTTTCTCGTATAAGAATCAACCTGCCGTTGATTTTGCACCAAACTGCTTTGAATGGATTCATTTCGCTTGTATTCCAAGTGATGATGGTTCAGCCATTTATGGTATGACTAAAACTACATTAAGCAGTTTAGTTAATCATTCAGACGTAAATCCTGAAAGCGAGAACTATCAAGATGTTTCATCTTTTGACTTTGAACAATGTTTGGTTGATAATTTTTCAAGCCATCTTGTTCCTTTGGTTGAAATTGATAGAGCGCACATTCAGCGACAAACATTACCTGCAAAGGAAAGATTTGTAATTACAGATGGAACAGTTTGTAATATGAATATGACTCCAACTGCAAATGGTAATCGAATTATCAATCTAACTGATATGACTGTTGAGTTTGATTATGATAATGATTCCAACATGACTACTTGTTGGATTCCAAGTCATTTAACAATTGACTTTGGAGTAGGTTCTTCTGTAATTGTTATCGGAAGAACTTCACAAAGAATGGTGGATGGAGAAGCCGACCCAGTAACAATCAATGTTTCTGGACTATATGTTGTCCAAAGAACAGGTTCACCTGTTGAAGTGGAGGAAATTGTCGAAGAAAACTTCGACTGGTTTTGAGTAGATTTCCGACTATTTTCCCCCTAGAAATGTCGTATTGCTTCGTTACGGGGTATGATGTGTTGGCGGCATTACAGAATTCATCGTGGAAATGGTTTGTTACTAAGTATAAACGTGAACTTAGGGAAGTAATTGACGTTCAAATGGGTGCAAAGCCCTATACGGAGATTTAATTATGACGACGGACTTAAAAGAAGAAAGGTTTCTTTTGAAAGGAGATGCCTACATTGTCGATTTAGCCAATGTAGATTTCTTAACATGGAGAAAGAACGAAAAAGAGAATGGAACTTATTGGTTGAAGATGCACTTTTCAACCAAAGAAGCAAGATATATTTGCGATAAATTAGAATTAGCAACTATCTTAATGGCATGGACTAAAATGCATGGTAAAGAATTAGATATAGATATAAATGAATTAGGTGATAGTTATGGGAATAACAGATAATACAAATAAAGATGAGAAGACAAATTTTGGAAAGCAACAAGAAGAATTTAATTCTCGCTTTCGACAAATTATGGAACAAAAAAGAAAGGATAGAAAGAGCCGAATGGTTCTTGGTATTTGGGGAGAACCAAAGACGGGTAAAACTGGTATTGCTCTCGATTTCCCAGAACGTAAGATTTACGTTTTAGATTGGGATAGTGGTGTTGAATCTACATGGATTGAATGTCATGATGCAACAGAACGAATTGAAGTATTTGACCCAATTGTTCAAGACAAAGAAAACAAAATTGATATTACTGCGTCTGAACAAAACTCACATGATTTTATTCGTTATGTTCGAGGACAAATCGAAAACGGTGAAAAGCCTATCTTTGTAATGGATGGCGTAGATACATGGTATGAAAAATGTATTTACAAAGTTAATCCAAACCCAACAGTTGTAACAAAGATGATGCCATATCAGTATGGCCCACGAAACAAAACTTTCTATTATTTGCTTGAAGCAATCTTTAATCTAAAGTGTGATGTAATTTATATTACTCACGAAACTGAAAAGTATGTAGATAATGTTGCTACGGGTATTCAACCTGCATGGAAGGATTGGGGCGGAAAACTAGAACAAGAGATTCATTGTTCTAAGAGAAAGGTAAAGGGTGAAATACACTTTGTTGCTGAATTGATTGGTTCAAGAACCAATGGTAATAAGGTTGGAACACGTTGGACTATTCGGGAAGGTATTCCACCTAATATCGTTTGGAACGGTATTCCTGATTTGCGGGAGGGTAAGATTTGAAATTTGCAGTAAATACAAAACAAATTACAGAAGCATTAGAAAGTATTCAAGGTAAAGGTAAATACTTAACTTCATCGGGTTTTACAAACAATTCGATGGGATTACATTTCTTAATGCAGTTAAGAGGTAATACTCTATCCATTTGGAATGGAGATACTACCTTTGCTATGAATATTAATTTAGAAGTGATAGGTGCAGAAGATGGCGAGTTTATTGGTAATGTTAAGACTCTTGTTCCGTATCTTAAGAAATACGGAGAACTAACTGCTTTTGTTGTAGATGATACAATTCAAGTTAGTTCTGGAACAAAGAAGGCTAGTGTTGCAAAAGTAATTCAACATCCTAATATGACTGCAATTACACGACTTCAAGGTATGCTATCTAATATTGCCTATGAAGAAGAAATTACAACTTTACCAGATTTTGGTAAATCAAAATATGAAGGTGCTTTTGTCTTAAGTCAAGATGTTTATGCTGATTGTATTTCATCTTGTGAATTAGCAAATCATGGCGCATTCAAACTAGATTACAATGGTAATGCCGTTACATTTTCAAGCGGTGCTACTATTCAGAATCAATACGAAGAAAGAATTACACCAACAAGTTGTTTTGGTGAATCTGCAACATTAGAATATAGTGGCCCATTACATAAGTTCTTCAAGAAGAACACGAATATTAATTTTTATGTAAAGGATGAGTTTCCACTACTATTAGTTGCAGAAGACAGGATGATAATTAAAGCACCGTTTTCGGCAGGTAATTAAAATGATAATAAGTAAAACAATAACAGGAAAGCACGTTTATACATCATGGAGAGAGGGTAGAGAGAAAAGAGAGAAAGTTGTCGAATTTACTCCTTATTT